ACCTCATGCAGATCCTTGTCCACCTCGTCACCATATTCTTCCAGGATCTTATTGATTGCCTTATCAAGCTTGTCAATTGATGTTAATGCCATATGTTCCGCCCTTCTTCTCGGCATAAAGCTCAATATAATCTGAGTCTGTCCTGTATGTGCGATATATGGAATAGGTTTCCCCTGCATATCTCACAATTTCCTCGCCGGAATAGTCCCCGGCAAAGACAGTAAAGACAAATTGAGGATTCAAGCCATTTCGCCCTGCCTGGAAGAACTCTGACCGGGTTATGCTTCCGACCCGGCAGAAAATCACCCGTGATATATAAGAGGTCTGATATATGCCGTTCTCGTCCTGAACTCTAACGGATTTAAGCAATTCGATAGTGTTATCCATTTGTTTCTTTCATCTTTTCTGAAAATATCCTGTTGTTAAGGTTATAACGGAGCGCCCTTGGCATGTCCCCCGGCATATCCCTCTTGCGCCACAACCATGCTGCACACATGACATTTAACTGGCAGTCTTCAAGATTCTCACTGTTAAAAATAACCCCTTCCCGTTCGATAAGGGAACGGGAAGAAGTTATGTATTGAGTGAGACGGTCATCATATGCTGTTGTTGTTATGCCAAGGTCAACCTTGAGCATTCCAAGGATATCCTGATCCGTCATATTAAATCACCTCATCATCAAGGATTAGCTGAATCTGTGGGGAAAGATACCGATGTTGCCGGTGCCGTGGTATTGATCGACATTACACCGAACGCCTCAGCTATAACCGGCTTGCCGTCATACCTTGCAGTACCCTTAAGTACCGTCCTGTCCTCGATAAACTTAGCGTGCTCACTGGTTGCGATCTTTGTGCCTGCTCTCTCAGCAAGGAGATAAGCGTCAAAGTATCCAAAGACAATATTGTCATCAGGAATGAAGGGCAGCTCAACAATGTCACCGCTTATAATAGGCATCTGCCCCTGAGAGATCCCGGCAACGATTGCAGCGTTGCTGTTCTTGCCCATGGAAGCCATGACCAGCTTCATGTGTGTGCTCTTGTTCATCACAAAGGTCATGCCGTTCTCATAGTAGTCATTCCTTGCACACTCGGTATTTCCGATGATCTCGCGGAAAAGTGCCATCTCGGTAGCACCCGTGCCGGTTATCACGTTAGTCTCATGGAGATCAACCCATGTCCTCTCAGTCACGCTGTAATCAGCAGGCTCAGAAGTCTGAGCAAGCCTGGTAACAACACCCTGGGGCATCTTAACGCCAGTGCCATAGATGATAGCCTTGTCAAGAGCCTTGCCGATCGCCTTACCCAGAGCCTCGATCAACTCAGTTGCAAGGTTGACATCGTTATCCTCAAGCATGGCATTACATACTGCAAAGTATCCGCCAACCTTATAGCCGTCAACCTCAACATCGTTAAAGCCAAGGCTGAGCTCATTAAGTGTTGCACACATCTCCGTCCATACTGCCTCAGGGATAGATCCCATGACAACCTGACGGCTCTTGCCTGCCACGTGTCTCATATATACTCTTGATATGAGCTTAGAGGTCTCAGCAACCACCTGCTTAAGCATAGGAAGCATAACCGTGGGGATCGTAAGCCCTACGTTAGTTATAGCTCTCTTTTCCTTAATGCAGCTCCTTACCTCGCCAAGGAAAGTCTTAACTTCCTCATCCGCGAAGAAAGCCGTCCTCTCCTGTGCGTTTAAGCCGAAAAATTTATCTCTGATTTCCATCTTTTTGATCTCCTCTCTTTCCTCTGTGTTATCCTCAGGCTTATCTGCCTCCGGCTCCGGGGCAGTATCTTCAGCCTCAGTGTCTTCAAGTTCCTTTTCAACCGTTCTGACAGTCGCTTCAAGGTTTTCCTTGGCAGTCTCATGCTCTGCCTTCTCGGCCTCAAATTTTGTGACCTCTTCCTCAACCGCCTGTCTTTCCTCTTCGGTAGAAGCTTCCTCTATTGCCTTCTCGATCTCAGCCTCGCGCTTATCAAAGTCAGCATCCTTCTGACGGAGCGCTTCAAGCTCTTTTGTTGCGGTGTCAAGCTTCTTTCTGATCATCAGTGCTTTTAATGCCATTCTTTAACCTCTCTTTCATTTTTGTACGCCAAGCTTCCGCCTGACGGCTCCTTATTTCCTTGAGATCCTTATCTCTGGCATGGATGCTTGTTGCCTCATAAGCAGGAAAAGCAACGGGGCTGACTTCATACAACGGATTGACCTTTTCAATCGTCCAGTGGACAGAGCCGTCTTCCTTGATCTCAGTGCTCTGCTTTTCAATATCAAAGCCAAAGCTGCAACCGTCAATGTCGCCTCTCGCTATTCGCTCATAGACATCCATAGCCTGTGAGTCTCTCGGGTTAACAATGATCTTTCCCCACAATCCCTCAGGTCTGTCTTCAAGCGTAAGCGTTCCGGAACTTGTCCGCCCAAGGACAACATCAGAATTGTGATTATATAAAGCCCTCACGTCACCTTTAATAGAATCCGTGAATGCACCCGGCGCAATGCTTTCGGTAGCATCGGGACCGACCACATAGACATCATCGTATCTGACAAAAAAGCCCTCCAAAATTGGAGAGCCATTTTCGTCTGAACGTGTGGAGACTTCGCTTAATTTAATATATCGCTGTACCATCTTATTCCTCCTGTAATAATTTCTTTTGATTTCCACTCATCTCATAAGGGATATAGTTTTCAAGGACACGGAACTCATCAAGCCCATCTGCCGGACTCATGCCCAGCCTGTCCCTAACCTCGTTACCTGTTACAAAGCCACGATCCGACAAGCTGCCAAACACATTGGCAATTGTCTGAAGATCCCAATCCATAAGGGAAAGCACATTAAATTTAAGGTACCACTTAGGATTGATTATCAGCTTCTTTGTCATTTCCTGCTGAAGGCCTACCGTAATAGGTCTGACAGTATTCTGCACAAAGGAATTCCAGGCAGCCTGCTTATACTCTCCAACACCCAAGAGGAAGGGAGGCACGCCCAGGATTGAGGCAACGGTCTTCTTATCAAGTTCAACCGTGTCCTTAATTGCCAAGTCGGCAAGGGATAACGGTCTGACCTGTTCAACCTGGAATTGCTCCGCTGGAAGTATCCACGGAGAACCTGCCTCTGAGGTCTTGATATATTCTTCTAAAAGCTTGTCCCTGCCTGCCTTGTTAGAAAATTCCTCTGTAAATGCATCAACCTTAACAATTAGGGAGGGCTTCCACTTGCTTTTCATAAAACCCTTCTCTGTCGCCGTTGCCTGCTTAAGATTGTCGGCTATATCTTTAATGCAGACTGTAAGCCCCTGCCCCTTCCAGAGGAAAGTCCTATCCGGGTTATGCACAAAGTGTAATAAGTTCCTCGGATCATGAGGGAGCCCGTCAATCAATACCTTATAATCACGATATCCAATATTCTGGAAGCTTATCCTGTCCGCTGATATAGGCTCAAGGCTTTCAAGGTATCCCTTGTGTGTATGCGGCAACACGATAGAATTCCCAGAGCCATACAACAAGAGGTTCATAACAATAGCCTCGATCCATGTCTTACGTGTCATATTTGGCATTGGGTTAATGTCGATAGTTTTGGAAAGCTCGTTGACGATCCGCACATCACCCTTTGAAGTGTTGTTCATGAGATGGATCGTGATCGTCCCGATCAGCTCCGCAACACGCCAGCAGGCTGTCATTATTTCCGGGCAGCGGTCAAGGGATCTATATCCCTCTACGCATAGGGTTTCATAAAGCGCATCGTCTGTAAGATAGATATACCCGGAATTGTTTCTTTTCTTTTTTCCGCTTAAAAAATCATATGTTTTCATTCAAACCACTGTCTCGCTTTTTTTTCTCTTTCTGCTTGTGACAACATCTTTATACATGCAAAAACTGAGGCATCAAACAAGTCAATCCTGTGCTCCGGCTGGATCTTCTCATACATAACAGCATCGTCAGTCTTTTCAACAGCACGGACATTACCAACGCAATACTCATACGCCTCAGAGTGCATATAATACAATTTTTGATCCTTAACAGCCTTCTCAATGTGCCTGAATCCCTGGCTCTTAAGATAGAAATACTGTGGCTGGTCTACGATCACGAACCTTGCCTTTTTCATGGCCGGGAAGAACTCCTCCCCGGCAAATTTGCGATCATGCCCGACTTGCTTTATCTTAAAACCACGGCTGCGCATATCAATGAACCAATTAACAACATCTGATACGTTAACTGTTGGACTGTTGCACATTGTCAACCACCCGTCATCCTTCCAACCGAATAACGGAATCCCGTCCTCATCAGCTTTTACCGCTGCCTGAGTCACCGGGAAGAAAGCGTGTGTTATGATTATGTCTACACCTTGATACTGTCCATATAATGCCGCTGCCGTCAGATCATACATTCGGGACAGATCCGCGCCACCATACCAGTCAATGGGGAGCTTTGCCAGCTCATCAATAGACCAGTTGTATTTGCGGTCAGAGGCTTTGAACTCCTCTATATCGAACCATGCCTTTAACGCGTTAGTGAAGACATTCAAACGCTTAGCAAAGAAATCCTTGCGTTGCTGTGGGTCATTCTGTGCCTGTAAGGCATCATTCATAACATCCTGCGGTCGTATAGTAACGCCATATGCCGGGTTAGCCATCTCATGTACTACCGGATTTGTATAATCAACATTTCCGCTTTCGTCTTGTGGCGCACACGTCATGAAGATGAAATACTGCTCATCCTGGATGGTTCCATTGAGAACCTTCCTACAATACGCAATACGCCGTCCAAGAAACGACTGCTCATTGTCCCCGGCTGTACTGATCCCGATCATGAGCTTGTTGGTGTAGGCGCTCATGGCCTCCTTGAACAGATTGTATTGCTTTGGCTGCTTAAAAGCATGGATCTCATCAGCTATTGCTATGTTGCAGTTAAAAGAATCCTGTGCATCAGGGTTTGCCGCAAGAGCCTGAATGTAGAAAGACCCATCTGAGAAGTCAGCGTTAAGGGAATGCTCGTTATTGTTATCTATCACGCGGATGAGTCCGCCGTGATCCTTATCCTCTTTCAACCTCTTAACGTTATATGAGAGGAAGTTGAAGCTTTCAAGCGACTGCTTAAGCGCCGCACTGGTTATGTATGTCTTGGCTCCTGATTTCCGATACCAAAGCGATAACGCCCAAGCCAGAGCCGCCGCAAAGGAGGTTTTGACGTTCTTCCTCGGTATCCAGATCAACGCCTCATGGAATCGGACTATGTCTGTGCCCTTCATCACAAAGCCAAGGATGTTGTATATTATGAACTTGTGGAAAGGCAACAACAGGAAAGGCTTCCCCCTCATCGGAGTCCCATCTATTGCCTCACCCTGCTGGTGGCAAAGCGTTGTCTCAATAAGTTGTATTACTGTATCGGGAGCCTTCGTGCGAAAATCATATGCTGGATTGTCAAGGTCTTTATAGAACCGTTCAACGCTTTCCTTATTTTCCACGCACGCGGGTTTTTTGCCGCTAAGTATTGAATCACAGTATTCCTTAACATCCTTCCAGTTTTTTCCTTTAATCTTCTTCATCCGATCTTTGAAAGCGCATCCTCCAATGCGCTTGATTTAACAGTAACAGTGTTGTCGCCCAACTTCTTAAGTCCTGCCGGCGTAAGCCCAAGGTCTCGCCAATACGCCAAAGCCTGAGCATTTAGATCTATCCATAACTGTATCCGTGGATTTTTCGCCACATTCTCAGCGCCTCTATCACTTATTTTGATAATGCAGGGCTCCGCTCCAGCTTCAATGTAAACATCATAGGCCCGATCCCTCTGCTCCAGGATGTCTGATAGAGTGTCTATCATGTCATTAAAGCTGTTATTATATGTTCCAATAGCCTTAGAAGCATTGGTTATTCGCTTTTTCCATGTTTTTTTGTCCATTTTCTTCATCAAATGCAAAATTAGGGGCTAAATGTCATAATTTTTTGTAGAGTTGGAAAAAGT